ACGAAACGGTTATGGGTATCCAAATAAGAAATACCACCATCACCAGTAAGTATACCCAAAAAATAACCTACATCGTAAGCTTCTTTGTTTTCGACAAAATTAAAATCAGCTAAACCCGTATTCGTATTAATACAAATCAAATCGGTATCAGGATTCAAATTATGAGAATGAATCCATTGCTCTTTACCATCACGCAGACACCAATATCTATGTATTGGACTGCCAATGCAAGTCGGTCCTCCCACGACATCTACTTTTATTGCAGGTTTTTCGCCTTCATCGAAGGTAGCTTTAATCTTTTGCCAAGAAAAACCGGTCCAAATAGTATCCCCAACTTTTATATTCTCAATTTTTTCCAGACCACTTTTCTTTAAAATTTCTGTGCCCTTAACTTGACATTTTAGTCCTTCACGACAAGAAATCATGATGGCACCAGGTCGTTCATTACCTATATTATATTTAAAGGTTTCGTAGATATACCAAGCAGCATCTAAGGGATTTGAGGTAGAATCTGGGTCCGTATTTTCGGTGGGAATTTCTAGATCGAGATAAAATTTAGCCCAATCCTTAATCTCGCTAGGGGAATTAAGAGGAGTCAACATCAGTTTGGCGAGTTCTATTTTCTTATCTAGAGAAAGTTGGGCAAAGTCCATACATGGTATATATCATAAAATATCCTTTTCCCAATAAGAATTACCGGCTCCTAAAATTTTCTTATATCTTTTCATTTCTTCTTCTGTTTTACCCCAAGAAATTTCCCTAGGATAACGATTAGAGCCCTTAACCCAAAACATATCCGGTACTGTAAAGTATTTGAATACGAAACCATTTGTTTTATATACTTCACCTTTACTGTAACGTCTATCAGAATACGTAATAATTTTATTATAATTCATTTTTTTCAAAATTTCTTCAGATTTTTTTAACATTCTACTGAAACCACCCGTAATTTTAAGACCCATTTTTGTACAGTATCTAGCTATTTCAACAGCACCTGAGGATTTGTTGCGTGGCTTTCTAAACGTTAAAACAGAAACTAATTCATTATTATATTTAAGCCCTATTTTTAGAAAAGATCTACATTTTCCTTGTAAGTGATTGTATTCTAAAAATTTAACTATTTCTTTATATTCTAAAAGAACAACTTCACAATCCCTAGCATAAATAGTTTGAATATCAATATTAAGTTTTGATTTAATTATAGATTTCACTATATCATTTTTAAAATTAATTTCGTCTTCAAAAAATTGAAGTAATGTATATCCCCATTTGTCAGCCAACTCAGCTTTTTTCTTATGTATATTACCAACAAATTCCTCTTGATGATGGTAAATACCATGCAATTCCACCCCGAATTTTATTTCGGGGTCAAAACTGTCTATTTCCAAGGCTCTATTTCCGTTTTTAGTATCATCTAAAAATAAAACCCTTTTATTTCTTTTTGCGTTAGGGAGAATAGTTAGGATCCAATTATGCAATTCAATCTCGATTTTACTCTTTTCAATGCATTCTGGACAATTACCTCTTTTTAGAAAATTGCTACTTCTCATTAGAAAAACATGTCCTTGGGGACACCTATAAACATTATCCGGATGACCAAAATCTACTAGTTGAAATCCAATATACCTTTCTTCCATTAATTTAACATGTTCTTTTTGAACAGTTTCTGTCATAGCTACTGCAGCGGCATGAGTTCTTTCCTGCCGCTCTTCTGGTAATAGATTTTCCCATACTTTTTTACTAAATTGCGCAGTACCAAATCCACTTTTCTTGTTATTTTTAAGTGCTGTTTCACGACGAATTCTGATCGCCTCCTCTTTGTTGTTTTCAATACTCTTTTTAATGCTAATAGAAATTTTTTCTCTCGTCGCTTGAGAGGACATGTTTTTAGTAGCTACTTCGGACCATTTATCACCCAATTCTTGGATAGATCTAGAGATAGCTTCACCTCTCTTTTTAAGAATTTCAGGATTTTGGCTCTTTATCCGATTAGCACAGGCATTGCAAATAAACTTATCTTTGTATTGCCCACGTCTTTGTGGTTTTGGGGGCGTCTCACAACCGGGAGTCGTGCATTTCCAAAGCATAACGGCAGGCGCCAAGTATTTTCCTTGGTAGTATCTTTTTCCATCTCTTATTTCTATTAAATGCTCAGCATCATTACTCATACTAAAATAATAATATGATACTTTAAAAAAGTCAATAATAAAAATAAAAAAGGCTGAGTGTCAATTAAGACACCCAGCCTCTATTAGATTAACTAATTAATATTATTAACTAAGTTGACCTGTGATATTGTCGACGAGAACGTTTTTCCTTGGCTGATAGGCGGCCAAACTGAGAAAACGAAAGTGTGCTTCTGGCAAACTTAGATCACTGACAGCGAGTTTTAGTTTGCTATAAGGAGCAAGCTGAGCGAATCCGAGGGTATTGCCCTGGATTAGGAATCCAGTAACCGCGCCTGGCTGCATGTTCCCAAGATCGGTGAATACTGGGTTTCCACTTCCCTGCTTAATCTTACCAATGAACTTAGCATTAGCAGTATTCCCGCCAAGGTTAGAACGGTAGACGTTGTAATAAGCGGCACCTGAAACAGCAGTAATGGTAACAGTAACTTTGTCACCAGCAGCCGTAACAGTAGCAACCTGTGAAGCACTTGGGAGTGACTCACCTAGGATCGATACGCCAGTAGCGTAGTACGTATAAGTACCGGCCATTAGGAGTGAACCAGCGGCACCAGCATCAGCAACAGCGATGGTTGGAGCAGCAGGAGCGCCTTGGCGGCTACGAGCAGGTTGTGTTTTACCAGAGAGGAAACGTGAAGCCTCTAGTGAAACAACAGCGCTTGAAGTCCACTGCGTGCGAAGATGCGCGCCAGTAGCTTCCTGGGCTGAACCCGCAAGCATGATACGCTCCTTAGCATGAGCGATCTTGTTATAGGCTGAAAGGCTGATAGGATCGAGGATAAGACGATCTGCAGCGCCCATGTTCATGGCTGAACGAACAGAAGCATCTTCGATGATGGACTGAGTTAGAGTACCACCTGAAGAAAGAACTACTGTCTGATTTGAGCCATACTCAGCAAACATTAGATCCTGAGTATTTAGCTGTCCATCTGATTGACGAACTTGCTGATCAACACCGATCATGTTAGGAAGCTGAGCGACGGCTAGAGGGTTACCATCGAAAACGCCGTTATTTGAGAAGTCAGACTGACCACGGAATGAGTCAAACTCAATGTCGCCAGCTAGTTTCATGGCAGCATCAGCAGAAGAACGATCTTCAGCCTTAACGCCGTCAAAAGCGCCAATCATATTGGCAGCAACGGTCACACGACGAATCGTGCTGTAATATGCCATCGGCACTACTGCACGAACGTAATTTGACACGTCTTCTTCGCCAACTCCGCCTTCGAACTGGGCGGAACCACCGAAAATACCGTAATCGAGTTGGCGGTTGAATTGATGAAGCTGAGATTTAACTTCCTTGGAAGGAAGAATTTTCTGCAACTTGATATGGCTGTCATCGAAAGTGACATTCTGCATTACGGGTGAGAGATCCTCAACCATAAGAGCAGCACCCTGCTCTAGGTTACCCGGAGCAGACATATAACTGCCTGCTTCTAAGGCTTTCATTAGTGAATTAAGTTGTTCAATCATTTTATTTCTCCTTTAAAAAGCTGCCTTATTTAAGCAGGTGACTAATACTATTGACATTTACCTGACCATTGAGGTAATAAGTTGTAATTGCGTCTCTGTCGGATTTCTTAAGTGAAGGATCTGAACTCTTCGTTTTAAGAATTTCATGAATCTGTCCCTTAGAAAGGCTCTCGTCTTTTGAGGGCATTTCTGACTTAGCAACTACATCTAGTGATGTAATAGCCTTGCCTTGTGGGGCAGTTTTCTTAACCAACTTGGTCAAGAATTCTTGTACAGCTTCGAAATTCTTCTTTTGAGTCTCAAGTTCGGACTTAAGAAGTTCGACTTCCGTTTTCTCTGATTTTTCCATTTGCATGCCCTCTGCTGTACTGGCAGGTGACTTAGCTCCAGGAGTTTTGCCTGGCTCGCAGGATTCGATTTTACCCGTTTCCGTTTTAGCCATCTCCTTGGAGAGGTTATCTTGCTCAGTACTGGCTGGTGATTTAGCACCTGGAGAACCTTTTGGATTACTGGCAGACATTTCTCCACCACATCCATCGGCTTTATTCATCTGCATACCTTCAGCTTTACTAGCTGGTGATTTGGCACCAGGAGTATTCTTAGGTTCACAGCTTTCAATTTCAGCCTTAGACATACCAGCATCGCCACCCATGCATTTCTGAATGCACCCGTGATGTGCCGCGAGTTCGCCTTTAGACATTGAGCGATACATTTTTTCCATGTGCGCCATGTCTTCTTCGTCGTAATCGTGACCTTCATGCTCTTCGTGCTTTTCGCCTTCTGGAGCATGTTTTTCACCTTCTTCATGGTGCTCTTCTTTAGCCTCATGCTCAGGTTTTTCATCGTGTTCGGGCTTGTCTTCATGCTTATCTTCGTGATCTTTTTCACCATCTTCAGATTTAGCGAGAGACATATCTTCAGCTTTAGCCAGATGAGCAGTGAAAGCTTTTTCTACATCGGCAACTAGTTTTGCAACGTCTTTTTCGGTGTATCGCATTTCTTACTCCTCTCTTTCTTTTTAATTTAAAATTGGCTAAGCTACTATTATGCACCCTTCGTTGGCCAGTAGAGCTGGTCAAGTGAAATAGCAGGTGTGGTGGCTTCAGCGTTGGCAGCAGTAACTGCAGTTCCATTGGCGATCTGGATGAGTTGCTGTGCAATCTGGAAAGGGATTAGTTCCCACTGAATGGTAAGTAGGTCGGTAGCGGAAGGAATCGGGAAACCACCTGAAGTAAGCTCATAGCAAACTTGTGAAAGTGAAGGCGTATAAGCAAGTTCTGGATTTCCAAAGATGTCATTGCTGACCATAGAAATCTGCTGTAGATAAACTAGAACGACTGGCTGACCTTCAGACTCGTTCCCATTGTGTGAGAAAAAAAGTTGAGGAGCGCCATTTGAGTCCTGAGCATAACGAACAGTATTTAGCCCTGAATTGTTCTGAAAACGAATTGCAAGCCTGTTACCGAGGTCGCGCGCAACAGCTTGAATTTTTTGCGGGGATGTAATCATGATAAAATCTCCTATTTAAATAGTTTAAGCCTCTTGGGGCGTAACTTTACGTATCTATAAGTAATTATTGCTACTCAATATACACTTCGTTGTAATATCAAGTACTTATAAACCATTAAAAACTTGACTTTTATAAAAGATATGATATAAATGAGGTATGAAAATATGTATAATTTCCGACGTACACAATAAATTCAATAAAATAACTATTCCAGAATGCGACCTACTTATCTCTTGCGGGGATTATTCTTTTTTGGGCGAAACCCATGAGGTCAGGAATTTTCATAAATGGTTAAATAAACAAAAAGCGGACAATATGATTTCAGTTCAAGGTAATCATGAAAAAGGCGTTGAAAAAGACTTTAACCTTTCTAAGGAAATAGCTGTTGCTCATTGTCCTAAAGTGCACTTTATAGATGAAGGGTTTTTAGAAATAAAAGGATACAAAATATGGTGTTCGGCTGTTACCCCTTATTTTTGCAATTGGGCTTGGAATAGGTTTAGAGGTGAAGATATTAAAAAACATTGGGATAGGATCCCATTAGACATCGATATACTCGTAACTCATGGACCTCCTTATGGAATACTTGATACGGTTAGCACGCATAGTCCCATTAGAAATTTAGGTTGTGAAATGTTAGCCAACAAAATCAAAGAGTTAAAGAATTTAAAATTACACTGTTTTGGGCACATACATTCGAGTTATGGATCTACAGAAAAAGATGGGGTCACTTATATTAACGCATCGATATGTACCGAAGAATATAAGCCTTTGAATGCTCCGATGTTCTTTGAACTATAAGCAGAATAATCTTTAACCTGAACATGTTCCCCGCTTAATTAACGGGATTTAAATTTAAAGGAGAATTTTTAAATGGCAACTCAAACCCCTTCACTTTCACAAGACACTAAAAATAGGATGGTTGAAGCAGTAACCAGCGTTTATAGTGGCAATCAAGTACTAGGTTCACTTGGACTTTATGGTGGCGCTAGAATTAATGCCAGTGCAGATACAGTAGCTTATTCTACTGGCGATATCTCACTTGCTCTAGATTCCGGTGGCGCTCCATGTACTTACCGAATCACTTTTCCTAATGTGAATTCAGAAATTCAATCGATTGATTGGATTGACGTAAAAGGATTTACCCCTCGCTCACCAAGTGGCGTTGAGACTCTCGACACACTAGTGTGCGGATATAACTACGATGCTACGCTTAATCAGTGGTATGTCACGGTTCAAATCGTAACTTACGGAACCGGCGCCGCTGTATCGACCGTAACCTCAGCGGGTTATGTTGTTGGCGCTCGTGTTGCAGTTACACTTAAGCCCACTGCTAATCGCCTATAATTAATAGCATTTCAAAACAACGAAGGGGTTCAACTTTATAGTTGAGCCCCTTTTTCTTTAAGTTGGCTTATAGTTAAGCCCAACTATTTAATAGTTCGTCCACTTTTCCTTGTAGTTCTTTAATAGTTCCCTTATTATCTACACTAAAATCGTGTATATAGTCCACCAAATCCAATTCCGATGGATCTTGAGACGGAGAACTATCAAATCTATTAATTCTAATTGTCACCAAATCATCACCAAAGGCATCTTTTAATTGCTTACACTCAGACTGATAGCGAAGATCCGAGATAACAAAGCTTTCTGGGTTACCTAATTCTATATGAGTTCTAATATCCAAAATGGCTTTTCTAACCCAAAAGGCTGAGTGACCGGTACGCATCGAAGAACCTAACAAAATAGCAAGACTCCTGGGAGTGTGGTAAAGGTTTTCCCATTCGTTTGTGAAAGTTTGCAGAATCCCATCGTGAACTCTAGTATGTGCTGGATCAGCAGTAAAACCACCTTTAGTCCTAAATTCTCGGACCATGAAACTAGAAACCGTTTCCGTGAATTTATCGGCAGCTGGAGCGGGATTAGTGATTAGAGGCACTTCTTTTTTAGAAGGATCGTCAAGCCAACCCCTAGGAACATCAAATTCTTTTGAAACCATGTCCTTTAGAGGATCTGCAAAAGAAACGCGTGCAAAATTATACTTTTTTACTAGATAGTTAGCGATAGTGTCTTTACCTGAAAATTTTAGTCCGGATATTGCTATAATCATTTTTTATTCCTCCTAAAACCAAAAAAACTTAAAAACGAATCAACCCAAGTCTTGGGCTCTTCTATCGGATCCAAACAACCGTGTTCGGGCGTACAGGCGCAAGGATCAGTAGCAAATTCAGGATCCCATTTATCGGGATTATTAGTAAGCCATTCTGCAACAAATGTAGCGATAGTAGGTTGCTCTTCTTCTCGCTTAACCACCATATCGTTGAGACTATGAAAACGCTCTCCACGCTGCGGGTCAGGATCTGCGATATCAAAATTTTTTGTTGATATCAACAACTTTACCTCTTTAGAAGGTGCCTTCTTCTTACCTTTACTTTTCTTCTTACTTTTAGTAACTTTCTTCTTAGTTTTCATATAGTTATCCTAATTTATTGACCTAAAAGAGGTTTTAAGACCAATCTTTATCTTGAAGTGTATAGACAATTTTTGAATTTGTCAAGAAAATTTTAGAGGTAAACAATGCCTAGTCGCTTATCTGCAAGACCGATAGTAAATTTCCAAAACGTTAATTCGTTTAAATATGCCAATCAATGGGAAATATCCGCTGGAAACACAAATACTCTTTATTTTCAATTAGTTGATCTAGATCAGTGTGGGTTAAGATATTTGCCAGGTGGCTGTGTAGAAGGCGTGCCACTAGCGCTTAGAGTTAATTTCCCGTCTATTGATTGCAGCCAAGTTTTAACTCTATTAGCTCAACAAAATACATGTGACGGCTCTATTTGGAGTGTTGCAATTCCTTCTATTTCAACCCCACAAACTGGTAATGTGATGTTCCAGCTTTTTGAAGGTAATAATATACAGAGTTTCGCCGTGTTACAGATGCTAGTGGTTAATTATCCCAATAGTGGGTCAGATGGGACACTTCCAGATAATACATTCTTTTTCTAAGATTTATATTGACTTTTCAAGAAGTTAGGATATTATAAAAACTAGGAATTTATAAAATGGCTGATTACTCAAACAGTAGAACTTTTCAAACAGCAACTTATCCGGTTCATGCTACGCAGACTAGCGGGCTCCTAAAAAGAATAGAGCCATTTTTAACTCCCGAACTTTTTCGTAGCAGGTATCTTAAGGGCATACCTCAATTGTTTCCTCAGATACATTTTACAGATGAGGAAATTAAAGATCGCATCATGATGGCAATGAATGAAACCGAAGCGCAACTAGGAACTACAATCACTAGAGAAGAATTTAAAGACAAACTTCCTTGGGACATGTCTCTATATCGTGCATTTATTCATACAAAAGTTCGTCATTCTCCTATTATAAGTTTAGAAGATTTGTCTATCGTTGCCTCAAATGATGAGATTATATTCACTGTTCCTAGTATGTGGGTAGATACCGCCAATTTTTCAATTGGACAAATTACAGTAACTCCATTGCTAGCTGCTTTTGGTGCAACTTCTGCAAGTGGATCCCCTATTACGGTCACCAATCAAGGGGCAGGCGTTGCTTTTCTCGCGATCTGGGGAAGTGCAGGAAATAGCGCACAGCAACCGCCCGCATATTGGCAAGTAACTTACTCCGCAGGTCTCTCTAATAAGGAAGGGCAAGTTCCTGTGATCGTGAATCAGTTAATAGGAACTAATGCTGCCATCAATATCATTTCTCAAATTGCACAAGCATTTTTGTATACTTCTCAAGCATTATCGCAAGACGGTATTTCACAAAGCTCATCTCTTCTTGGTCCTCGTTCGTTTCAACTTCGTTTAGAAGAACTTATTAAAAATAGGGACGAGCTTATTTCTAAAATTCGTGGAATTTTTGCTAAAAAATATGTAATAGGCGAGTATTAACATGTACGGGATTATTTATTTAATTACAAACAAAGTTACTGGAAAAAGATACGTGGGACAAACTATTTCTACCATAGAAAAAAGGTGGTCGCAGCATAAGTGCGAATCCAAAAGAAAGAAAACTAAATCCATTTTACATGACTCTATTAAAAAGTATGGAGAAAATAGTTTTGAAATTAAAATTTTAGTTAAATGTAATAATTTAAAAGAAATGAATTATAGAGAAGATTATTGTATAAAATTATTTAAAACATTAGCACCAAATGGGCTGAATCTAAAAAGAGGCGGAGAAAATAGAACACATACAGAAGAATCTAAAAAAAGGATGTCTGTCTCACAATTAAAATTAAATAAAAAACTTACAGAAGAACAAAAGAAAAGAATAAGTGATTGTCGCAAAGGTAAAAAACTATCATTAAAACACATAGAAAAAGTTAAAGCCTCTTTACCAAGAGGGGAAAACCATCACATGTTTGGCAAATCTATTTATTTTTTTGATAGAAAGGGCAAAAAAGATAATAATCAAACTATAGATAAAAAAATAAATTCTTCTCCTAAAAAACATAAGATTTTATGTATAGAAACAAATGAAATTTTTAGATCTATTAGGGAAGCCTCTAGAAAACTTGGATTACAAATTACTTGTATAAGAAAAGTTTTAAAGGGCGAAAGAAAAACCACAGGTGGGCTCTCATTTAAAAGGATTGCTTAATGTCACTTTATAAAAATTTTCAAAGTTTATTAAAAGAAGAACTTCTAATAAAAAAAGAAGATCCACACGCCTACGCTAAATTGGCTTCCACAGGTTTCATTCTAGCTCATCCTGTAAAAATTGGTGGTCAAGAAAAGCGCCATGATAACAATATACCCTATCATGCAACTATTAAATTTTTTGATAAAGAAGGCGATGACGAACATAAGGCACATGAAGCTGCTTCTAAACTTGATCATCAGCGTATAAACCCCCAAAAAGTTAATATCGGTACTAAAGTATTAAAAGATAGAAATGGCAACGATGTTTATTCCATTTCTTTACATGGTCCTCATGCAGATAAATTAAAAGAACATCACGATAAGCTCGCGCATCTTGGACACAAAGAAACTTATGAATGGGGTGCGCATATTTCTGTTCCAAAAATAATATTTGAAAAAATAAAAAATTCTGGGGCAAAAAATGCACATGATGCCGGCATAGAATTTGGACATGCCGAACTTCGTAGAGGACCTAAAACCCTCCATACATACAAGCCAAAAGTTGAAAAATCAGAGCAATCAGAAGTTCCTCCTCTAACTAAACCTTATTCTTCAGAAGCGCAGCGTCGTTGGGCTCACACAGAAGCTGGCAAAAAAGCTCTGGGCGGTAACGCTGGTGTTCATGAATGGGACGAAGCAACCAAGGGAAAGAAGCTTCCAGAAAAAGTTGGTAAGACAGAACAATTAGAAAAAGGCGCGGTCAAAAATGCTTTAACTGGTGTTGCTATGGGTGCTGCACTTGCTGCTCCTCATACTACGGATGCCAAACATATTACTCAACCATCACGAACTCCTGCGAGTATTCAGAAACCAAAGGATAATTATTCAAGCGATAAAGTGTTAAATGCCATTTCTCAAGTTGAAAGTTCTGGTGGTAAAAACACAAAACATAAGCCCACTTCCATGGGAACTGCATATGGGAAATTTGCCCTAATGCCTTCTGTCATTCAAGATACCATTCGTCTTAACCCAGATCTTAAACAACACAAAAAAGCATTAAAATTACAAGGCGAACATCTTAATCACTACATGCAAGATAATCCAGAACTTGAACATTCTATCGCTCAAAAACACTTACAAAGATTAGAACACCACTTTGGTCATAATCCGGAAGCCTTAGCATTCGGCTGGAATCAAGGTGTGACAGGAACGAACAAAGCATTAAAAGCAAAACAAAATATATCTGAACATCCTTATGTTCAAAAGTTTAACGCAGCATACAAAGGGAGTAAATAAATATGTCATTTAGTATAAGACCTGAAGACATTGATGTCATAGAAGATGCGGGTGTATTAGAAAATCAACCCGTTAAAATGATTCGCACTAAAGGCGGCTACCACATGGCTGTTCATAAAGGTAAAGTCATTTCTGGTGGGTCACATCCCGCTATAGTGAAACATGCCATTGGTAAAATGTTCCCAAACTTTCAAGCTGTTATGTGTAAATCAGAAATGTTTTCTGATGCTTTAGTTGATAAACATTCTCATTTTCTTTCAGATGATCTTCGTAAGTCAGGTCACGATATTTATTCTATTCAAAATTTAAATGATATTGAATTTCAAATTACAAAGCACAATATTAAAGTTGCTTCAATCAATACCCATCTCCAATCAGATGGTCTTTATATTCCTGAAATTAAAGTCTCAAAAGAATTTATTAAACCGTTAGCAGCTGCTACCACTGAAAAAGCACTTGCTTGCAACGCCAAAACGATAAAGGTTAAATAATATGAGCACGCAATTACCTAAAAAAACAAAGGCAGACGGTAATAAAATTGTAGATGCTAGTTTATTTAAGAAAAACAAACAATTAGAAAAGGATAAATGCTGGAATGATATAATTTGTCAGTTGGCATTAACGCACAAAAAAGCAGATGAAGAATTGAAAGAATTGGCTAAAATCTGTTCCAAGGAAAACGATGTCGGATAAAAAACCCCAGGGGTGGCAAATACCCGCAATAAATCCTGTACTTCCTTATGTCCAAGAAAGTTTTGACTTGGCTAGAATGGACGCATTCGTTAAGAGTTTGGGTGCCGAGTTTTACCATTGGAAAGCGACGCCAAGCCCAATAGGGTTAAATGATCGCGGTGATTATAGACGACAGGAAACAGATGTTATAACGTCCAATGGGTACGTATATACTTTTGGCGGTAAATTTACTGCAACTATGACTAGTAATCAAAAACAACAAAAAAGACCCGGCGATACCGGCGCAGTGTTTGATTCTTCCACAGCATATTTGGTACTACCGCGTTTTTATGATGGAAAAGAGGACCAACCCATAGACGGAGTTGCCGAAGGTAATTGTGATAATCTGCCTCTTCAAGTAGGTCCTATCGGAGAGAATTGCAGCGGTGATTGTGGTGTAAAACAAGAAGGTGTCAGGATTCGCTTAACACCTGGAGATAGATTATATCACGATCCCACTATCGATGATTTAGTTGTTAACAAGGAACTTTTAAATTATTCCTTTGACAGTCCAAATATTTCAATGTTTCCAATAGTTAGGATGGATGCACCCATAATAGATTCTAGGGGAATTTATTACAAAGAGGGTATAGATTTCACCATTTGTAACGGAAATATTATTTGGACACCGGGAAAAGCAAACCCAGGAATCGACCCAGATACGGGTGCGGGAAGAACTTACAGCATAAGATATTTATATCGTGCTTTCTATTATGTGACTGATATTATTAAAGAAGTTAGAATTACAGAGGTCACTGAAGGAAATGTTCGTAGACCTGAACGTATGCCAATGCACATCGCGATCCAAAGGGAGTATGTTTACCATAATATCAATCAAGGAAATGAACTCAATAAACCTCCTACACCGTCCATGGAAAAAAGACAAGTACCCCAACCTATTGACAATATTGGGCTAAAACAAGGGGTTGTGAGAGTAGAAACCGATGATATCGATAACGATACGTAACAAAACGAATCTTTAAATATATAAGGAATAACAGTGACTTATGTCGACAACACAAATTAAAAAAAGAAACTCGCTAGGAAATCAAACTCAAGACTTGGGCGCGATTGGTAATTATGTATATAATCAAGCGGCTGGCGCTAATAAAGTCACCGAAGTTGGTAGACATCTACTACCTCTTCCAACGCCCGGCAGCGGAACAGGTTATACCACTAACGTTTCCAGTGCCGCATATGCTCTTCCTAGTCCCGGTAGGAATTTAGCTGTGTACAATACTAGCGGAACTGCTGGCGCGATCACTTTTGGAACCGACAGCACAGTTACGGCGTTAGCTGCTGGAGTTACCGACTCCAGTGGACGTGTAGGACTTCCTTGCCAAGGAAATGCTTGGTCTTACTTTGCGGCAGGTTACTCTAGTTGGGTAATTTCTAGCGCTTCCACCTTGCTTGTTTTCCTAATTAATGACGACACCTCTATTCAAGTCGTTGCGCCTGCTTTAGTAAGTGATCCCACTTATCCGAATACATAATTTATGCCTAGAAAGTTAACTTTACAAGAAGTAAAAGTTAGAATCCACAAAATGCATGGGGATACCATTATACTTGTAGAGCCCACCTATATAAGTACGAGTAAAAAGTGTACATTTATCCATATAATTTATGGACAATGGGAAACTACTCCATCACAAGTGATGGCTGGACATAGTCACCCAGATTCTAAAAGATCTAAGCCCAAACTTAGTTCAGAAGTAATAAACAAAAGGTTAAAAAAAATACATGGCGATGTTGTCTCTATAGATTATAGCACTTTTATTAATGTAAATGAAGAAGCAAGGTTTATAGATAAAGAGCATGGCGAGTTTTGGTGTAAGCCCAATGACGTATTTACTAGAGGAGTAGGACACAATAATAGGCGACAAGAAAAAACCAAAAAAACTTGGCAACTAAAGTACGGTGTAGATAATGTTTCTCAATCAGATGAAATAAAAAGAAAAAAAGAAACTATATATTTAGAACGGTATGGCGTTAAACATCCTGGACAAATTGAAGAAGGAAAAGAAAGAAGAAGGAAAACTAGTCTAAAAAAATACGGCACCATTTGGCCCATACAAAATGAAGAAGTTAAGAAAAAAAGAGAAAAAACATATTTAGATAAATATGGAGTTATTGCTCCCTCTCAAAATCCAATTATAGCCTTAAAACAAGCAAAATCTGCTAATAAAACCGTTATTAAATTTCATTGGAAAACAAATGAAGAACTAATTTGCCAAGGTTCTTATGAATCAAAAACTGTAGATTATCTCAATGCCAATCAAATTAATTTTGAATGGCAACCCAAAGTATTTACTATGCCTAATGGAAAAACATACCGTCCAGATCTTTATTTGATCGATAGAGATATTTGGATAGAGATTAAAGGTTATATGCGACAAGATGCCCAATTAAAATGGGATTGGTTTAAATCTGAACAGTCTACTGCAGAACTTTGGAACGAAAAGAAACTAAAAGAATTATGTATTCTATAAAGAAAAATACAGAAATTTTTCTTACCAAGTCTTTAGGAAGTGATTTCCTAGAGTCCTTGGAAAAATTTGATCTTTGGAAACCTGACACAAAAAGTGTTACAGATCATAACGAACTATTTCAAGGATTGAATATAGTTCCCAAAGTATTAATGTCATTTCTTATCAGAGAACTTAGTCCAATGAATATAGATGATATTAAGGAAATAAAGCTTCCTGTGGCTAGCGATTCAATGATGAGAGTTACTAAATTTGGACCAGACGTATATAGTGGTGAAATTATAGATAATAATAAAAAACTTACAGAATTTAAATTTAGACCTATTCCCGGTATCGGCTTAGTTATTCTAAGTGCTTATGAACTCTACGACATGGATAGACTAGAAGAATCTTCTCCTATCACTCCTGATAAACAAGCTGAAATAAATTGCATAATAGATGAACGTCTAAACTTGCATTCTTTGATAAATAAAGTAGTTGATGGAAAAATGATGCAAAAAGATGCAGTTCATCAACTTTTAATGTCTAAGTTAAACGAATTACAACAAGAACATAAAGAAATCAAAAAAGAGCACGAAGAAATGGCTAAACCAAAAGAAGAGCCTAAACCAACTGTAATAGTGCTAGAACAAAAAAAGAAGCCTCTTCCACTATCTAATTTCGTTGAAAATAGAAAAAAGAAACTTGCCAAAAAAGAATATCACTTTTCGCTTGAAAAATCAGAATCTATCAGATGCCCCGATTGCTGGAATACCATTTTTTCAGAGGGATTATATTCTGGTTGTGTTTGCTTTGGAGACACTGACAAAAAACTTCATATTAAAAAAGCGGAAGACGGATACACTGTACGTTTTGGACGTGGATGGGATCCTGATAACATCGAGATGCTTTTGGAAGTTTTGAGGAGCAAGGAAAATGGATAATACTCAAAATTTACTAGTTTACTGTTTCGATGGCGACGAAATTGGGAAACGCCACGCGAAAGCCATTCTTTCTGATGATCTAGACGCTGTTAAAGAAGTTTCTGAACATATTACAGAAGGCAATAATTATATTCGTGAGTTCGTAGAACAAAACGGGGGTCAATGGGTTAGCGGCGGCGGCGATGAAGGTGCCTTCACAGCCCCTGTTGAATTTGTAGATCTGCTAGAACAACTTAGAAAAGATTATGAATACTTAGTTCAGGCTACACTTTCTATTGGATATGGTGAAACAATTTCCCAAGCTGGAAAAGCTCTCCTCATCGCTAAAGCGCGTGGTAAAAATCAAGTCGTTCAATACGATGAATCAATGGACGGTGAACTTGCGAATCTAGATGAAGAACACGGCAACGAAGAAAGCGAAGAAAAAAAGAAAATTAAAGCCGTTCTTGCCTCTGATGAGCCCAAAGAAGAAAGTTTTGAAGAAACTGAAACAGAAGAACTATCTGCGGGAACAGCCAATCAGGACAGTAATGACGATGAAGGTGTAGGACATGATCAAGTACTTCCTGCCGGTTCAGATGCAAATATAAATGAACCCACTCTTTGTGAGCCTCCAAAATATGATAATAACAGAGGCTATGATTCTGGATATAAAAATGATCAGCCAGAAGAACGAGAAGATTCTTACCAAGCGCAAGATTTCACTCCTCCGATTATTAAAAAACCTAATTTAAGCCCTAAACCTCCAATAAAAGAAGCAGTTACTACCGATATTCAGGAATCAACGAGACCAATGAATACTGAAATGCCTAATCCTGATGAAACCGAACCACAAGACAAAAAAGCTGCTCCAAAAGAATACCATGGACAAGCAGAAGGTGAAGAAGATATGAACAGTCAAACAACACCTCAAAGTATGGCTCAACCTAGAGAAGACAAGCCTGGTGATCTAAAGTATTATCCTGGTGAACAAGGTCAACCAAGCCCATTTATTCCAGAAGAAAACGCTACCTCTGATGAAGCAGAAGCAACCGAAGCCCAAGATATGGGTGAAGATAAGCATTGTCCAAGTTGTACTTGTGGTGCCCATGAAGAACCTATGGAAGATGTGCTGGATCAGCACATTGAAAATTACAAAGATTTCACCAATACTATTGGCGAAGGTGGAGAAGAAGGCAATGAAGGATCAGCAGGAGTTGGTTCTTCTATGGAAGACACCTTAGACCAACATGTTGAAAATGCTAACGAAATGAATGGTGTAATGGACGAAAATGGTGTTAGCCGTCCTGAAGACTACGATCAAAAACATGAAGACATGGGATTAAGCGAAGAAGAGGCGGATTCTGATGGTCCTGCTTTAGACGAAGTTCTAAGAGGTGGACTAGATGCGCACGCCGACAATATTCAAAAAGAAAAAGTTATGAATATGGTC